TCAGCAATCGCATTGTCAATAAAAAGTGCAGCAGTGATGGCGAAAGAGGGAATTAAAGCAGCGTTTATGGCTGGAAAAAACGCAGTCGCCGCTGTTTCTGGATTCTTCCGAGCAGCTGCATCAGGTGCTGCGACAACTTTAGGATTTGGAACTCCAGCACTTGTAGCGATGGCAGTCGCAGCTGCAGTAGGATTATTTGCGATGATGGCGAAGGCACCTAAATTGGAAGCTGGTGGTTCAGTTAAACAAACTGGTATGGCAGAGGTTCACGCGGGTGAGAAGGTTTTAGATAAAGAAACCGCGAAAGATATAGGAGATGGAAAAGGTGGTGGTGGTGCAAATATGGCACCAGTAGTAACCGCTATAGCAACATTAACAGCTGAAGTTTCAAGTATGAAATCAGAATTAGCAGCTAAATTAGCAGAAGTACCAAAACAGATGGGTAGAGAAACAACAACAGCGATGGAAGAGAGTAACACATAATGTCAGGATTACAACATTTAAAAAGTGCCTATGGGTTAAATCAGGATACAGGTTTTGAACCAGAAACTGATTTAAATAATAGTGTACAGACAGAATTAGATCCAGCTGGTAATCATTTACCATTAGCTGATACTTCTACATATGATTTAACACCTCCAATTGGTCCTCCTACTCCATTTACATATCCATCATTAGCTGATATGGAAACAGGATTAACTGACCCAGGTTCAGATATAAGATTTTCAGCTGGTATAGGATTCCCAGCACCTGCTATGAAAGTAAATGTTTCAACAGAAGGAGCACAAGCTAGTGTATTTTATATAAAAACAGCTACTGGTGATACTCTTGGTTTAAGTGGAGCTCTTAATAAGTTTGGTAAATTATCTAAAACACTTGCAAAGGCAGGTATTGATACACCTAATATTCCATTTGATGCATCACTTGAAGATGTATTTACACCAAACGCTATAACATACCAACAAACAGTAAAAGAATTAACAGATGGTATCGGTTCAGGAATGATACCTACAAACGCTGATGCTATGATGAACAAAGAAAAGGAATATAGAGGAATAGTATTTCAAGTATTAGGAAATAATTTTTATCAATCACCAACACCATATGGTGATGCGTTTACATTTAGTAGTGATTTTCAAGATAATCCTGTAAGAAAATCATTTATGGATGCTAAATTAGAAGGAGCGTCTGATGTTGGATCTACAGGTTATATACCTATAGCCGCAGGTAGTCCATCTTTTGTAGCACAACAACAAATTCAATTTGGTGTTGATGATAATTATCCTTATATGGGCTTTCAAGATGCGGTATTTAATGAAGTTAATATTTCATATCAAAGTCCAATCGCGGGCATAACACCAGGTAATATACAATTTAAAGATATTCAATTTCCAAAAATAAATACAAATATATCAACTAAAGGTATTTCAGAATTTTTAGATAAAGTTGCTTATGGTAGTAATGTTATTTTAGATTCAATCACAGATAAAGCAGAAGATGTATTTGAAACTATAGCAGATAATGATGTGATTCAAGGTATGGCTAAAGGAATAGGTGGTGCTTTTAAGAATTTAGCTGGATTTGGTAAGGCTCTTAATTTTCCAAAAGTTCAATTACCACCATTAGATTTAAGTGGTTTAGGAAATAGGTTAGGTGGATTAGCTGATGGTATTGGTGGATTTTTAGGTGGATTAAGTGATAGTATATCATTTAATGGTGGAGTAAATAGTCCATTTGGTGGCATTGGTGGATTTTTAGGTAATGTAATACAGGGAGGAGCTCAAATGTTGAGTAATATGAATCCTATTGAAGAACTAACATTACCTCAAATACAATGGCAAAATCCAGTAGAATCATATCAAAAGACAGATTATGGTGGAGAAGCTAATTTTAAAGCTGGGACTTCTTTGAGGAGTCACGATCATTCTTTAAAACCAAATGTACCAAAAAATTTAACTAACAATATTCCTATAAGGAGAATCCATCCATTTAAGAATAATGAAAGACATCCAAAGGATGTTATATCAGAAGTAAATGCAGTTATAGGTGGAGCTTATTCACAGATAGGTACAAGATACGCCAATACAACAAAAACAACTAAAGAAGGAATTTTAGGTAAACCACCGTCAGCTGGATATCCAAACGCATCGATGGGTGGTGCACGACTTGGTAAATTATCTACAAAAGCTACAGGTGATAGAATGACATTAGCCCCTATGTTAGCTGGAGAAGATTTAAAAGTATATGAAGTTGGTGGAAAACCATTACAAATAGAATCAGCTGAAGAAGGATATCCATTTTATTTTAAAGATTTAAGAGATAATACATATGTTATATTGAGAGGAATGCTTGAAGCTATAACTGATACGGTAACTCCTAATTGGAATGAAGAAACCTATGTAGGAAGAAGTGAACCAGCTTATGTTTATGGTAATACTACAAGAGAGTTATCATTCTCAATGAAGTTTATAGCACAAAGTGAATTAGAATTAGATGCTATATATGGTAAGTTAAGAAGAATATATTCTATGTGTTATCCATCATATAAAGCGGATGAAAAATTCTTTTCTAAAATTAGAATGAAAGCACCATTAGTAGAATTTAGGATAGGTGAGTTATTTGGAAATAGTACTCAAAATGCATTAGGATTCTTTACAGGACTTACTATAAATGTTCCTGATGAAACAGTTTGGGAATTTCGAGCTGGACAAAGAGTTCCAAAAATATTAGGTGCTGATGTAGCGATGAAAGTATTAGGTAGAGAAACACCACATAAAGATTACGCTTCATTCTTGGGATATATAGGTACAAATGGTAACGCGGATGTAAGTAGAGGATAACGATATGGCGAGATATGCAAATACAAGAGTAACAACTCACGAAAAAGGTAGGAATAAAAAAAGAAAAGGTGAATTTCAGAAATATAATACAACTATCTATAATAAAATTCCAGAAAGGAATGATGATTTGTTAGTAGTAACACAAGCGGGTGATAGATTAGATAATCTAGCTTTTCAGTTTTATGGAAATCCTCATCTATGGTGGTACATAGCTCACGCGAATGGGTTGAGTTCTATGAATGTTGAAGGAGGTTTACAGATAAGAATCCCATCAAACACAATGTATGCGAGAGGTGATTAAAAGTTATGGGTGGTATAAGTAATAGAGTTTTTGGGGCGTCCTTGCCCAAGAGAGTTCAACAAAAACTTGAATTAAGACAATTATTAGCGAGTTCGGCTTCACCGAATGAATCAGTTGATTTAAATCAAAAGTTGATGGATGAAACTGGTAATCCCATATTGGTCGATGGTTCAGAAGTTCAAGCCTATAAAACTAATTTTGAAGGAGTTGCTGATTTATCATCAAGAACTCCATTTGTTAGAATGTGGACAGCTGTTCAACTTGAAAGACACGAATATACAGGAAGACAAGATGTACCTGATGATGAAGGTGAAACAAAATTCACTGGAAGAGAAAAACCAAATTGTGTTTATGTAACAGAGGCTGGTATAGTTAAAGAAAAAAAAGTTCATAAACACGAGAGGATAGTATATGAATTAGGAAATCATAATTATCAAGTTACTCAAACTCCACCTAACGAAAGAGTTGGAAAGGGTGATTCAGGATTAGACGCGGCATCATTAGCAGAAGTATTACCTAACGCGTGGGAAAAAAATAATAATGAATTTTTTAAGCCACCAGCTGGAATAACAGGTTGTTCGATGGATACGATGGGTGCACTTGGAGCTATGAAAAAAACAAAAGTAAAATTTGTAGTACATAACTTTCACGATTTTGATAACATTTATAGTAAACATTTTATGAAACCAGGAGCTCAAGTAGTTATTGATTTTGGTTGGGATACATCTGATTTATATAATCCAAGACAAATATGTGACGAAAGTCAATGGACAAGTCTTGGTAGAGGTAAAAATTTAGATGATATATTTTATGGAGAAAAAGGTTATGTTACTACATCTAATGGAGATTTAGAATCCTTAATTGGTTTTGTTACTAAATATAATTCAACTTATAGAGATGATGGTGGTATTGATTGTGAATTAGAAGTCACTTCAAAAAATTCAGCGTTGGTTAGTCACGAATATGGTGAAGGACAAGAAGATTTAAGAGAGAGAATTATTCAAAATTTAGATTATGAAATTATAAATTACGCTGAAGAATATTTTAAAGGAGATTATTTACAAAAAGATAAAAGTTATACAAAAGAAAAAGATGAAGAATGGCAAGAGGTAGCTGATCAGTTTGCTTCAAACAATTTGACAGGAACAGTACGAAATGTTCCTGGACAGATATCATTAACCACAGGAGTATACTGGCAGACTTGGATGGGTGATGAAGATTATTCAGAGTCAGGTTTAAGAACTTCACAAGAAGAAGCTGTTGAAACAAAAAGAGATGAATTGGAAGAAGCGGATGAAGATGGTACAAGTAATGGAAAAAATTTATATGTTTCTTGGGGATGGTTTGAAGATAAAATATTAAATTTACAATTCGGAGTTGGTAAAGATGTAGATGATATATTATATGGAAAGGATCTATCAGCTAGATTCGATTCATCTAATACATATACAAGATTTGATCCATATCTGTTTAGAAGACAAAAAGAAACTATGGAAGGAACAAATAGAAAATTTCTTTATCCAGAATTTTGGTCTTCTACATATAATACAGAAAGAGCAAAAGTTCCAGATAACAAAAGAACTTTGGGTGGAAAATTTATAGGTGGACAAATAGCGGGTGATAGGGATTTAAAAAGAGCTTGGGGATCAGGTAGAGGTGATATAAATAAAGGAAGAATACCATTAAGAGAACTTTTTATTCAAGTTTCTATTATAAAAGATGGATTAAAAAATAATAATAGTATAAATGACTTTGTTAAATATGTATGTGGTGAGATTAGTGGTGATTCAGCTGGAACAATTGATTTACAAATGTCTTCTAATAATTATGCTTCATCTGAAATGGCTGTTATTGATAAAAATTATGTAAATTTAGATCCTGAATCAGCTGCTAATGATAGAGACCCATTAACTGGTGAAGTTTTAGGAATGTTAAAAAATATGTTTATATTTAGACCTCATTCACCAAATTCTATGATTAAAAAAACAAATATATCTTTTTCAACGCCAAAAAATGGTATGTCATCGATGATAGCTATTCAGGGTATGGGTTCTGGAGATGCTCTTACTCCATTGACTTCGGAGATAGATAGACAATTAGCTTTAAGATCAATAGATGAATGGAATGATAAATATCAAGAATTTGGGACAAGGTATTTACCAGAGGTTGGCAAATATCCTACTAAAAGAATTAAGAAAAATGTTGTTTCTGATTCAACAGCGTTATTAAATTTTGCATCTGGTGATAAAGTATTAGCAAAGAAAAAATCTGGTAGTTGGTCATCACAACAATCAGGACAATTTAGTGCTGGTGGTGTAGGTGATATTGCGTGGGCTACTACTGATGTATATGGAGCTCAAGACGCATTAAGTACTTGGGCTAATCCACTTGGTTCTGCTTGGGATTATATGTTTGGTGACGAAGAAGAAGAAGAAAATGAAGAAGTTGAATCATATGGAAGTGCAACGGTTGTTGGTACGATGGAAGAATTTTATACATCATTATGTAAAAATAATTATTTCCAAGAAAATTTATCATCTATATTACCAATAAAGTTAGAGTTAGAAATATATGGAATCTCTTCTATATCACCAGGAGATGTTTTTCGAGTTGATTATTTACCAACAAGATATTTAAATAAAGTATATTTTCAGGTTACAAAAGTATCTCACGATATTGGTGGTACTTGGACTACTAAATTAGGAACAGTTATGAGAATATCTCACGATGCTAAAATGAAATCAAAAGTATATGCTAGACCAAAAGATGTATTTTTAGCTAAAAAAGTTATTGAAGATTTTGATTTAGTTTATCCATATAGTATGATAGCTAATGCATTAAGTAGAGTTCAAATAATTCCAAATTTTGCTATTGACGGAAAAGATTTTAGTACTATTGATTACATCTTTGAATTTACAGCTACAAAAAATGTAAATATGAGTGGTTGGACAGATTCGAAATTTGGAAATGGTAAAAATGTTCCAGGTGGAGAAAAGAATCAAAAGAAGATAGGTAATTTTGGAAAAATAGGAAGTGGTCAGCATGTTTATTTACAATGGTCACCACCATATAAAGTTAAAACAAGTAAAATACCATTGATAGGACCTCTGATTGGTGATGCTACCATTGGTGGTTGGGATTTAAAAATGAAAGGAAAATTAAAAAAAGGTTATCGATATAGAATTATGATTAATGGTGGTTATTGGGTTATAACAGACGCTGATGATAGATATCCTAATTCTTATACAAAACAGATAGAAAAATTATTCTATGTGTTTAGTGATTGGGCTAGTGCAGCTCAAGCTGGACAAAATTTCAAACGAGATGTTGGAAGGTGGTTCGGTTTTTAAAAAAAAAGCTTGTTTTAAACAAATAAAGGTTATATATTAGTAGTATGAATAATTGTTATATTGTAATACCTGTGTATTCAGACCCTTTCTTACATCCTTTACATAAAGGCAATAAGTTATCATTATTGTATATAAGAGAAGTGGATGTGAAGAGCTCTAAATTAGTATCCAAAGGTGAATTTATTCCACAATTACATCCTGATTCTTCAGAGATGTTAAAGGATTATTTACAGATATCTGAAAATAAAGGTATTCTTATTACACCTGACGCTAAAGTATTACAACCAATATTTTCAGAATATAAAAATGTTTTAGATGTAAGTCACGCTCATTGGTGGATACATAATAAACCAATGAATTTAGAAATAAGAAATAATGCAATAGATTTCTTGAGTAACAAGTTCTATAATGTCAAAAAACTTAACGAAATCATACCAATAAGTAAACATAAAGAGTATTGTGATGAACTATCAGAAAAGATGTGGGATTGGTTATATCTTAATATGAATGATTTGATACATTCAAGTTGGTTTGAAAATGATGGTGCTATAGATGTTATAAAAGCTTTTTGGAATATCGAAAAACAAGGTGTAAAAGTATCAGATGATGTATGTGATATATTTGATGTAAGAGTAAAGAAACATATATCAGATGGTAAACTATATGGTAAATATAATCTAACTACAACAACAGGTCGTCCAAGTAATTCATTTGGTACGGTTAACTTTGCAGCTTTAACAAAAGAACAAAGAACAGCATTCATACCCGAAAATGATTCATTGGTAGAATTTGACTTTGATGCTTATCATTTAAGATTGATTAGTAAGTTAGTTAAGTATGATTTTGGTGGTGAATCAGTACACGAACATTTTGCTAAAATATATGATTGTGAATATGATGAGGCAAAACAGAAGACATTCCAAATATTATATGGTGGTATTCGTGACGAACATAGACACTTATCACAATTTTTCAATAAAACATATGTTTATATAAATAAGAAATGGAATGAAATAAACACACATAATTGTGTCTATACTGATATTTATAGAAGGAAACTATTATTTGACAATTATGAAGATTTAAATAGAAATAAACTATTTAATTATCTGATTCAAGCGTATGAGACAGAATGTAATATTAAAAAGATTATAGATATTCAAGAGTACTTATTAGGTGAAACATACGATTGTAAAAAAAAGAAAACAAAATTGGTTTTATACGGATATGATAGTTTCCTATTTGACTTTTCAAACGAAGATGGAGTAGAAACTTTGAGAGAAATTAAAAAGATACTTGAGAACGATGTACCTTGGCTACCAACAAATCGTGTAGACTATGAACCTTATTTTAAGACAAAAATTAAAATGGGTGATACTTATAATAGTATAAAGGATATTACAAAGAGGTTATAGATATGAATTTTGATTCAAATAAAATACTTACAGAATGGGCTTATCGTGTTCACGATGGAATGCCTAATATTGAAAATAACATCCACAGAATAGATTTAAAAAATTTAATGTTAGAAAAAGGATATCCATATAAATTTATTGAGGGGTTAATGGATAATCTTTTAATTGAAGCAAAAAAACAATCAGGTGAATTGAGAGTAGTTAAAGGACAAAATCCAACTACGGTTTATCACGAAATATTATGTGCTTTAGCGATGAAGGGTAGTGTTGGTAAAATCAAAGATGGAAATGATATTTTAGCTGCAGTTAATAAAGGTACAATAAAACCTGGTGTTCCTGGTAACAAGTTCTCAATAAATCAAAAAGATATAGAATATTTAAAAGATGCTATTCACAATGATATGGAAACTTTAAAATATGATGCGTGGAATATAGCAGCTTCAATTAAAAATAAAATTGGAAAACATATAGGTGGTCCAGTTTGGTGGGCAGGACCAAGTAATGATAGTACTGATTATGGTGCAGCTGATATGGTAATTAAAACAAAGAAACACGGATGGGTTGGTGTATCGTTAAAAGCTGGAAAAGGACAATTAAAGAATCTAACTATTAATACATTTTTTAAAGCATTAGGAGTTCCACTTGGTTCTGATGGTAAAGCTAAAACACATTTTTTGAGTACTTATAAAACACATTGGGATAATATGTCAGATGATTGGTGTAAATTAGCTCAAACAACATTTAATAAAAAAGTAAATGTGACAGATGACAAACTAACAAATTCTGATGTTAAATCAATATTTAAAACACATATGCAATCAACTTGGGATGATTTACAAGCTGAAACTATATCACAAAGTGAATTAGATATATTAACTACTGCTGTTGGTATGAAAAAAATAACAAAGTCTACAAGATTTAAGTATTTTTTACATAAAATGGGTGGTCATTTTTATGGACAAAAAAGTTATCCAGGTTGGAATAAAAAAAGAACTAAACATTTTAGTAAAATATTTGGAGAATTTGAAAAAGAATATGAATCAGAAATTCAAACAGGTTTATCTGAATTGTTCGCGAGACAAATGAGTGTCAGTAAAAAGAATATGTTCTACGCAGCTTCTGCTGGAAAAACTATTTGGTTTATTCCAAGTCAAGATACATTTGATGATCAATTTGATCCTGATTCATTTACAGCTCAATTTAGTACAAAAGAATCAGGTTCTGGATATAATTTTACTATGGATGTTGGACATATTGATGGAGATGCCATCGGTAGTGTAAAAGTTACATTTAGATTTAAACAAGGCCAAATGGTTTCATTTCCTGATACAACATCAGATTATGATTTATATGCTAAAGATTGGTCAAAAATATTAGGGAAGTTTGAAAAATAATGAGAACACAATTACTATGTACATTTACCAATAAAGAAAATCTTGATATAATCACAGATCAAATCAAGAATACATACAATGTCGTGTTCAATAAAATTTATGTATTACAGAATGAAGATAATATAAACGAATTGATATGTACTTATAATGTAGATGGTAGTTCTCAAATTGATTACAACGCCATTAAAGGTACTATATCATTACATAGAAAGAAACATTCCAATACATTATATACAATTAATGGATTGAATGAGGTTGTAGCCAACTTAAATAATGGTGTTATAGATAGTAAGTTTATAGTACCGTGGGAAAATTTTAAAAACACTTTATTGATAACAAATTCAGATGGATTGAACAAAATATCAACAAGAATATATAAGATAATAAAAATATAATTTAATGCTTGACATATGTATATTTATTATCGTATATTACTAACAATATATTAAACACAGGAGAACGGTTATGTCAGATACACCAACAACACCTTTATATTTTTTTACATCAGTAGGATGTGCTTTTTGTAAACAAGCAGAACCTATGATTGATGAATTAATAAATGAAGGTAACGATATATTAAAATTGGATATCGCAGAAACAGATAATAAAAATCTGAAAAATGAATTACTTGTAAAATATAATATACAATGTGGTACTCCATTTTTTATAAACGCAGAAACAGGACATCATATATGTGGATTTAGAGATAAAGACATACTTGATAAATGGGTAAAAGGTGAAGAAATTCCACCTCCACCTAAACCAACAGGACCTCCACCAAAACCACCATTACAGGGTGCTTCTAAAAAAGAAGAAAACACTTGGGTAAAAGAATATGATAAATGGGCTTCTGAAAATAGTCATTTACCTAATCTTAAAACATCTCAAGAAGTTTTGGATATGCCGAGGCCTAAATCAGAACCTCCAAAACCACCAGAATTAAATTATACTGATGAACAATTTGATGATTGGGGGAAGGATTATGATAAATGGAGAGATGAAAATGATCATATAAAAGGTACATTACCTGCTGAAAAAATTGTAGAAAATTTTAAACAGAGGGCGGCTCAAGGTGCTCAACAAGTTGATGTTCCAACTAAAAGAGAAATCATTGGTGGAGAAGATGCACCTAAACCAAATGTAATTGATCAAAAAGATTTTCATTTATTAAAATCAGAGGTTAGTAATCTAAATGATAAGGTGGATATTTTATTAAAACATTTAGGTGCTAAATAATCGTAGATGACTTTCAAACCAAAACCAATGGTAGACAGAGAAGCTACCGAAGAGGAACTTCACGAAATAAAGAAGACAGAAGAGATGTTGGAAACGGAAAAGAAACTTCCACCAACATCTCAAATGGTTCGAGATTTAGCTACAACACATTGGAAAAGCTTGAAAAACTGGATGAGAGGAAAGCATGTAATTGTTCCTCAAAAGGTTGCAGAAGAAAGATGGGAAATCTGTAAACAATGTCCTCAATTATTATATGATGAAGTTAATCCAGATACGGATAAAAAAGATGGACGATGTACAGAGTGTGGTTGTTTTATGAATGTAAAAACACATTACGCTACAGCAGAATGTCCAATAGGTAAGTGGAAAAAATTTGAGAAGTAAAAAAAATTTATGGTTTCAGAAAATAAGGTTATACTTATATACGATGGTTATAAACCATAATAGATAAAAGATAAATAATAATAATAAAACAATAGGAGAAATATAAATGGATATTTCAAAAATAAAAAGTCGTTTGACGCAGTTACAATCAACAACCTCAACAAAAGATAACTTTTGGAAACCTGAACCAGGTAACCAAGTAGTTAGAATTGTTCCTTATTTACATAATAAAGATAATCCTTTCATTGAGTTATTCTTTCATTATAGTCTTGGTAATAAGACTTATATTTCACCAGCATCTTTTGGTCGTCCAGATCCAGTAGAAGAGTTTGCTAATAAACTTAAATCTACTGGTAATAAAGACGAGTGGATTCAAGGTAAAAGACTTGAACCTAAAATGAGAACTTTCGCTCCTGTGATAGTTCGTGGTAGAGAATCAGAAGGTGTTAAATTTTGGGGATTTGGTAAAACAGTTTACCAAGAGTTATTAAGTGTAATAGCTGACCCTGATTATGGTGACATTACTGATGCTCTTAATGGTAGAGATATCAAAATTGAAAGACAGACTCCTGCCGAGGCTGGAAATCAATATGGTAAAACTACTGTAAGGGTTAGTCCAAAACAGAATGCTATTACTGATGATGAGTCATTAATGGAAAAATTATTAAATGAGCAATCTGATTTGGTTGAACTTTATAATGAGCCGACTTATGATGAGTTGAAAGATGTTTTAGCGATTTATCTAAATCCAAGTGATGAAGGTGAAACTGAAACTGAAACAGCTTCAACAACTCAAACAACAACTTCTACAAAAACACCAGCACCAAAGAAAACAGCTGATGTAGAAGATGCATTTGATCAACTATTCAATAGTTAATAAATAATCACATTGTTAAGAGTGGGATGCACATTTCACATATGAAACTTCTCACATTGAATCAAGTATTCATAGTATCACTCTCTCACTCATAACATTATAGGAGAATAATATGTCTAAAAAAGACCAATTAGCTAATGTAATAGCTGACGAATTAAATAAACAATTCAAACATCAACAAGTTGCTTACTTTCTTGAAGGAGAGGGTGAGAATCCAACTGATGTTTCTGATTTTATTTCAACAGGTTCAACGATGTTAGATATTGCTATTTCCAATAGACCAAATGGTGGAGTTGCCGTAGGTAAAATCACAGAATTAAATGGTTTAGAAGGTAGTGGTAAATCTCTTATTGGTTCTCATTTATTAGCTTCAACACAGAAGAAAGATGGATTAGCAGTTTATATAGATACAGAATCAGCAGTATCTCAAGAGTTCTTGAGAGCTATTGGTGTAGATAC